AAATCTGCTAACATTTCTTTTGAAATTTTAACCGTTCCAGCGATTTTCTTAACCTCTTCTGAAATTTCTTCATATGAAGGTTGACCTGAAACTTTTTCTCCAGCCTCATCAACCCATGCCGCAGCCGTTTGAACTTTTTGTGAAATGTACGTAACAAACTTTGAGTTTGTAATTCCCATGTTTACAATGTCACGAATTTTGATAATCGGACGTGCAATTTTAGAAACGCCAGCCTCTAAAGTAGACAATGCAACATTCCCAGTATAATCACCGTCGATTGTTGTATCGTATAACGCTTTAGTTTCTAAAGACATCATTCCGCCTTTTTCCGCTGTTTCTTTGATTTTCTCAATGTTTTCAACGTATGCTTTAGCAATAGCCTCACCCATTGAACGAGGTGCTTTTTCTGATTTGAAACCTTTTTCAGCCATTGCTTCCATTTTACCTTCAAAACGTGCAATCGCTTTTTCGATTTCTTGACTTTTAGCCTCCAAAGTTTTCAACGTTTCAACGTCTGACTTTAAAGAATCTAAATCTCCTTTTGTTGGCATTCCTTCCAACGCTGTGTTAAACTTTTCGTTGATTTTTTCAACTACTTGTTCTGGTGTTAAATTTTCCATTTTTAAATTGATTTGTTTTTTATTTATTTAAATTTTGCTGATTACAGCACTCCAATTAAACGGCTCATTTGTTATTATTGGCTCGATAATTGGCGAATGTTCTTTAACGAACGGCTCACTTTTTGCGAGTATTAACATCTGACTGTTTAAATATTTTAATTTCATTTCCATTTCAAACAAACGGTCATCTGATCCTTTACCATTTGCCAATCCTTTGATAAGTAAATCGATTTCCGCAGCCATTTTAACCGCTTTTTCTACCTTATCCTCGCTTTTCATTACGTCGATAACGTTTGTTTCACTGTTAGCGCCAAACGTAACCGCAGAACCTTCATATAATTTCACTTCGCTTACCATCCAGTAACCTTGCGCCGGCGTGTTCATGTCGTCAATCCATCTCATTTTGTCCTGAATGTATTGGAACCCTATTGAATGTTCACGAATAATTCCGTCCTCGTAATCGCGCCAAGCGTCTTCACCTAGTTGGCTTGTACCTAATTGGCTAACTGCAAATAATCCGTAATCATCTTCACCTAATGAAAGGAATTTACCTATTGGTTTTTCCCAATCATGCCAACGAAGAAACGCTATTTTTCGGTTGCTGGTTGCATCTGGTCCACGTTCTTGTATAGACTTGGCAAACGCTCCCTTTTTAATCATGTCATTATCTGAATCGATATTATCGAACTTCGCAAGGTAAACAACCACTTGGCGTTTATCTGAGCTAATATCTTTTATTTCGGCCGCGCCTTTTGTTTGGTATGTGTTTGATTTCATAGTTAATTAATTAAAGTTGACGCCTCTGTAGAATCTAAATCATAAATACTTACTAAAGAATTTACAGCCGTGTTTCGAGTCATTTGTCCATCTAAAACCGCTGCATTTAATTTAATAACGTCGTTTAACATTATGCTGTTTGTTTCAGCTTCTATTTTTTCCGATGCATGTTTACTTTGTTCGTCGTCTTGTAGCACTGCTAAATGATCAAAACAAGCCTCAATATAAATGCCTTCTTTCTCTAGTCCTAATTGATGGCAAATTGCATCGTACATTTGTTGTGTTTCAGGAATGATTGTATCAGTGTAAACCATACGAATGGAATCCTTTACGTTGCTAAATGTGCTGCCCTTTTCACTACTGAATAGATTAACGTTCATTCCATACGCGTCAATGATTGCCATTTTATCGGCGTTCAACTCTTCAAATAACATCAAATCACGCGTAGGAAAACTCATTGACTGCCAATTTACCGTGCTTTCGGTAATCATTATCTCGTCTTTTGAACGGTTAAACCAGTCTTTTTGAATGGTTCTTTTTTCTTCTGGAGTCATTGGAATTGCCCCGCCCATGTCTGAGTTTTGAGCTGACAATATACCAATGGCCCCAATATTTTCAAGTAGTACGTTTCTTTTGTGGTAACTTGCTTTGATGTTACTTAGTGGGTACTTTAACGCGTCTATTCGGCTGGTAGGTTTTACTATGTTCATTCCGTCCATAGTAGCCAAATAAATAATATCCTCAACCGCTAAGGTTTCAATTTCGCCGTCGTCGTATCTGAATTTGTAGCTATCAATTAAGCCATTCAAATCCATTTGTTTTAACGTTTTCCCTGAAGTTTGAATTTGTATTTTATCTGAAGGAAGTGGTACAAATAAATTCCTTTGATTTAATGAACGTAAAGGGCAATAAGCGAATGAATTTGAATAAAGCGCGTCGTTAACTGATAATGAATAAACAACATCCGCCCATGATTGTGTTGGGTTTGGGTGTTTCACCATGTCCAAGAACCAATGATCCGTTATTTCGTCGCCGTTTCTATCGTATAATTTTGGAACGTTTGAACTCATCATTGATGCGCGTTTATCCACTACAGCGCGAAATTCTGGTATAGTTAAAAACCATTCCCACGCGTTGTTAGTGTCAATCCATATTGCATTTTTAACTCCCCAAACTTGGTTCTGTATAGGTCGCAAACGGTTAAACTGGTTTATAAAACGGTTCTGTTGCCCCGAATTAATACCAAAAAACGCCTCCAAAAAATTTATTTCCATTCCTGATTGATTAGAATTTAAGCAAAGTTACGTTAAATTTTTAAACATTGATTGCACAAAAATAGATAATCCTGCTAAACAGTCGGGTGCATCGTCGTTTTTATTTCGTCCCTCTTTGCTAAAACTCAGCATATTTTGAATAAATAGTTCGCTTTGGCTGTCCTCATTCCTTACAAATATCATGGTGTTCATTATGTAAGCTGAATTCATTATTATGCGCGTTATTTTGTTCTGCGTGTTATGTACCTGCAGGATCCGTGTTTTTGTTAATAGCTGTAATTGACGCCCAAACATTGCACCCATCGAGTTGGATTCTACCCTACAATAAGCAACGTTCCATTTGTTTAATAGGGCCGCCGTTTGTGGTATCGTTATGTCGGTGTTATCTCTAGTCATTATGTAGTCAACAATAAACAGTTTTTTGTTAATAACTGCTCCAATTGCAACCGCCGTGTAATCTGTTCCCTGATCGCTGACATCGACGTAACCTATACAACCCTCAATTTGATTTGTTTCTTTGAATTTGTCGAACTCTTCTTTTGGCATGAACTTAATATCATTGAACAAGCGTCCTTGCATGTCCACTGGTTCTTGTTGGTATTCAGCCGCCCATATTTCGGGTGCTGTGCGCTTCTTTTTTTCCGTGTATTCGGCCGTTGTTAATACGTCCTCGCAAAAGGATTGCCCCTCATCAGTTAACGCGCTTACAATAATTGATTTGTCGTATATCTGTGATTCAATATTACGGCCAATTACATCGTTTAAACTCCAGCGTGTACCAATATCAATGCGCGCGCATCCGCTTTCAAAACGTGAATCGTGGGTACTTTCCTTCCATTGGTTTATTCGATCGTTTACCGTGTCGCTTAACGCGTCTTCAATCCCTCTGTAAAGGTCATCCGTAATAGCTACGTTCGAAGCTCCGAACCCGATAATTGTACCACCAACACCCGCCCCGAAATAACCCACTTGTTTGGAGTGATTTGTGTTCCAGCCCTGCAGGTTGCTTTTGTCATCTGATAGGTGAACGTTTGTGAATATTCGTTTGTATGTATCGCTTTTAACTATTGCCCTAACATCGTAACTGAACTTCAAAAATAGGGTTGCCGTACACGTGTTTCTCATCACTGACTTTTCAGGGTTGCGTCCGATAGTCCACGCGCAATATAATGAAGTAATGTAAGACTTGCCAGCTCTAGGGGGCAAAGAAACGCTTAAACTTTTGATTTTTTTTTCTTCAATTTCTTGAAAGGCGTCTGCAATTTCACGTAAAAAAGGTCTTTTAGTAAAGAAATCAGCATCGTAATAAAGACAAAACTCCCATAATGATCGCCGGCATAGCTCTCTTCTGAGTAATTCGCGCGCAAATTCTTTCTTTTCATTATTCATCACCCTTTAAAAGTTCTTTTATTTCATCAGTTGTAAGGTCTGAAAGGTCAACCTCCATGCTGGTTTGTTCGATTTGTTGAACTGGAGCGCCATATGCACTATCTAAAATAGCTTTATACGCGTTTGTATCTTCTTTTTTAATGGCTTTGTTGATTTGTGCTAAGTGCATCTTTAATTCGTTGTCGTCCATGTCTAACAACTCTTTTAAAATAGTGCTTCTATTGCGTCTGCCTTTCGGTCGTCCTTTAGGATTTCCGCTTTCGCCTTTTCCCCAACGAGGTTCTATTTGTCCTTTGCCTGCCATTGTTCGTTGTTTATTCGTTGTTTTTTTAATCTTTTTGTTTGGGCTTAATTATTCTAAAATTTACCTTGTTTAATGCTTGCTTTCTTTTGTTGCAATTGCAGTTTTTAACTACTTTATGCACTACGTAATCAATTCCCAGTTTTTGAATATGGTTTCTAATGTGTCCCCTAATAGGATTGGTTCTTTGTTTCCCATTCGTTTAACATTTGATTTATTGTCTTATCGAATCCGCATTTTTTCATAAGACGTCGAAATTCTCGGTTTTGTATGTATTCATCTGTAATTTTTGCAGATAATGACATCATTTTTTTCTCCGTATCTGTTAGGAATAGATATTTGAGTTTTCGTTTTAGTTTTTGTATGCGTGTTTTGATGTTCATAGGTGCGTTTTTAGCTTAGATAATCCAATTTATAAGTGAATATATACCGTAACATATTAACAGCGTTAAAACGCGTATAAACGAAGCGGTCATTTCCTTAGTTCCTGAAAACCATTTTTTAATATTTGCGTGTTCGATCCACGGCATAATTAACACTAAAGCGCGATCAATAAAGTATATCACTGCAAATAATGGTAAAAGTGTCATTCCTAAAATTAAACGTGCTTTTTTCATGTTCTTTTTTTTTATGTTATAAACCCCCCACATGAATAGGTAAACACGCAGGGGGTAAACCTAAAACATCGGGGCAAATGTATTAATTTTCCATTGAATTCACCAAGAAATAAATATAATGCAGGTGTCCGATTGTCATTGTTTTGAGTATTCCTAACTGGTTTTTTCTAAATATGCGTGTAATCTCTCTTTTGCTTATACTAGACTCAATACTAATTGCAGGCAAAA